CTATTTTATTTTTTGAATTTCTTCGATTAACCAGCTTACTTCACGCTCTGTGTACGTCTTTTCTGTCAAATCTGAGATAGCATGTCCAATAATATACTTGATAGCATATTCATCTACTTTATATTTTTTAGCAAGGGTAGTGAAATGTTTTCTTGGATCATGGGGGCGATGTTCGGGATTGAGATGTAACATATCTCGAATCTTCGTAAATCGATATTGATATTTGTCGTATGTTAATTTCAAACTACCTCGATGCGTTTCTGTATCAGTGCAGTTGAAAAGGTATTTACTACCCAAAGCAATCGCTTCGTCGTATCGTTTACGAACCAATGATTCTATTTTTGGATGAATGGGAACGATTCTGTTTCGTCCAGCACTGGTTTTCATACCGCCAACCATATATCCTTCATCCCAATTCACGTTTTCAATCTCAATCAAACCGAGTTCTTGAGGTCTCCATCCGGAATAGCATTGTATAATCACAATATCGGTATAGGGAACAGTATTTATATTTTCCCATAATAGTTCCATTTCTTTATCGGTAAATGGAATGTGACTTCTCTTAGCTTCTTCCTTTTCTTGGATAATATCATCTGATACATTAAATGTTCGAGCATAATTCTTGTCAGTTAATTCATATTCCAAGGCATAATCCATCATCAAATTGAACATAGATTTTATCCTAGATTTAATACTGGCAGTTGGTGTTTTCTCTACACCCTTGATAATTGCGATTCCATTCTCCATGCAGCCTTTTATATGTCTTGCTCGTAGGTCTTTCACTCTCATGTCATATATAGAAGAGCAATACGCCCATGAAGAAGTGATGGTACGGGTGCCGGATTCACTCTTCAGAGATGCAAAATATTCAGCAGTCCAACGTTCGTATAATTCTTTTACCGTAATATCGTCGTTCAAATCATATGGATTGCGATTATAATCCATTAATGCTTGATACGCCTCGTTATAAGTAGGGAAGTAGCCTTGAGGTTTTAGAATTTTACATATTGGTCTACCTTTTGAGTTTTTACCTACAGTTACCATTGCTCGAAATGGATTTCGTAGATTTTGGTTCTTCACTTCAACGATTTGACCGAAGCCATTTGGTAGTCGTTTTCGTTTGGAAGAGTTTCGTCGTGTTTTAGGCGGTCTGTTATCTTCTTTTAGCGGATATCCGCAATGAGGACAACTGTATGCCTTATCACTGACTTGTAGTTCACATTCTGGACAACTAATAATCATTTATATTTTCTCCTTTCTTAATTTGACACCTATCATATACTGAATATGTAGGAATTGTCAACTCCTACATTTGATTTTTGTCGGGTTATATTTCTAACCTAGATTAAAAACCGTACGTAGGCACCCGTTTTTGTTGTTATATTTGTAAAACCAAATTATTACCCGGGAAAAATAATTGGAAAATAACAAATGGAGGGATATTAATGGAATTTATGAATGGTTGTGTTCCAGTATCGGTAGCGGCAAGAATATATCAGAAAGATGCATCGTGGATTCGAGCAGGTTTGATTGTTGGATGGCTGCCAATTGGACAAGCAACAAGAAATGGGAAGCAAATTACTAGAATAGAGGAAATGAACAGTAAATACGGACGGATTAACTATTATATTTCTCCTAAATTATTATTTGAACATACTGGTTATGTATGGAAAGGAGAAAGAAAATGAGTAAATTATCAAAACCAGAACTATCAAAGAAAAATCCATATTGGATCGATAAGCATCGGTATTATGAATTGAAACATTTCTGCTTACAATATCCTACATGGAAAAAAGCCTATGTATCGTTGGATGGTATGAGTAAAAAGCCGGAGCAATTATTGATATTTGCACAAACCGGAGCGTGTGGAGATCCAACGGCTAGATGCGCTTTAGCAAAGACCTATTATTATGAGAGAATCGCTATGTTAGAGCACGCAGCCATTGAAACTGACAAAGAATTGGGAAGTTATATTTTGATAGGCGTTACGGAAGGTTGTTCGTACGACGTTTTGCGAGTGAGACATAATATTCCCTGTTGTAAGGATACATATTACGAATTATACCGCAAATTCTTTTGGTTGTTAAGCAAAGCCAGAGAATAGGTGCGCATAATTTGCAATGTCCTTTATGAAGTAAAAATATTGCTTTTGGAGGGCTAAAACATGAAGAAATTATTTAACAGAAAACACAACTTAGTTATTATGGATGGAAGTAGCAAAGAACGTTTATGTTCCGTTATGGTAAAGTTAGGTGATGTTATTGGAAGAGGGATTGTACGAGTATCCCGATTAGATGAAAATCACCCGACGATGTTCATAATGGAGTATCAAACAGGATTGTTAAATCATCTGAAGATTAAGAAAGAACTGGAAAATAGTTATCCAGGATTATGCATTCACGATGTAGCAGTATAAGACGGAAAAGAAAGGCTTTGAGAAATCAGAGTCTTTTTTCTTTTCGGAAAGGAGAAAGTATGGAACTCACATGTATGTTGTTTGGATTGGTTCTCGGAATCGTTTTGAATTCTATTTGCTTTTATATTTATGTGCGTCGCCAAAAAGCAGGTAAATTACGAATTGATAGGTCAGACCCAAGTGAAAACCCGTATCTATTCTTGGAAGCATCTATGTCTGTAGGTGAGATAAGTCGTAAAAAATACGTTATATTCCAAGTAAGTAATGAAAATTTCATATCGCAAAATTAACATCTACTATTATGAAGTTATATTCGGAAAGGAGAACAAAACGAATGAATGAAACAAACAGAGATTTGTTAGATCGGGTAATTAATCAGACTTTATCTAACGCATTAGAAGCTGATGGAGGAAGCGAAGAAGGAAAAGCTTATTTCAGGCAGGCAATGGATGCCATCGACAGACAAATTAATCTGAATAAGGTTGATTGTGCTTATCAGGAAAGTTACGACAAACTAGAAGCTGAGAAAGCTCGATTGGATGAGATTGAAAAAGAGAAGATTGAGATTGAGAAGCAAAAGCTCGAAATTGAGCGTGCAAAGATTGAGATCGAAAAGAGTAAATCGAAATTCGAACAGGGCTGTAAGGACCGGGAAGACGTATTTAGGGTTGAGGAAGCACGAAACGCTATGATATTCAAGGGAATTGAGATTGTTTGTGGCTGCATTATCTCACCTATCATAGGTTATGGACTGAATCGCGGACTCAGTAAAGTTATCATGCGTTGGGAAGAGGGTAATACCTTCACAACAACTCCCGGTAAATCATTACGAGGAATGTTCACATTTAAGAGATAGAAATTTCATAAGGAGGGCGTATATTACATACGCTCTTCGTTTTTGACCGGAGAAACTATGCGATATCATTATGAAAAACCTAAATTATATTCTTCCATGTATGGACAATTGTATTATTGTGACCATCCGGTTTATTCCAGATGTACGTTATATTTGATAGGCGATAAAGGATTAGCAGTAATCCAGCAAAGATTTAAACCTAGATTAAAATACACATACTGGACAGAGATAGATGAATGGCTGACAGATGCTTTATATTTACATCCTAAATTTAAAGAATTCTTCGATACACGAGCCGGAGATGCTACGGACGGATTATATCCAACGGTTACACTTCGACAAATCATGTGGGCTTTAAAAATGAAACCTATACCAAGAGAACGATGGGAAACCTGTTTTGACAAGAAAGATATTTGAGTGCGCATTATTTACATACTCCTTTATGAAAACCCCATGAACGTTGAAAGGAGAAAAGGAGCATGGATGAAATGAAAATCACATCAAAATTTATGACAAATATTGTGTCAAAAATCATTACGAAGGTTTTGAAGCAGAAATTAGGGTATAACATAAATCTTAATTTGAATGCTATAAAAATTAATTTGGATGATGAACAGGCACATATTCATCTGGATGTAGATGCGGATATCGATAAAGACGAGCTGACAAAAATCATATCAGCCAACGTGGGATTATAGAACGAAGAGACTGTAAAAGGTCTCTTTTTCTTTTACTTCGCAGATTTTGCAAACTGTTTAATGAAGAGAAGATGTTAGCTCAGTGGTAGAGCAGCGGACTAAAACCTCCGCAGGTCAAGGGTTCGAATCCCTTACATTTTCTTTTTGGTTTTATATTTTATACAACCCAGAAAGGAGAAAAAAAGTATGCAAAGAAAGGTTAGAAAACCACGTGTCGATGTAAAGAAGTTTATTCATAACAATTCATCGACTATTTTAACTTGCATTGGTGCTGTTGGTGTGGTAGCGACCGCAGTATTAGCAGTTAAAGCAACCCCAAAAGCTATTGAACGAATAAAAAGTGATAGTAGAAAGAATCACGATGGAGACCCATATGCTTACACAAAAGCAGAAGCTGTTCGTTCATCTTGGACTTGTTACATTCCGGCTACCATAATGGGTACTTCCACAATTGTTTGTATATTTGGTGCAAATGTGTTGAATAAACGTCAGCAAGCAGCTCTTTCAAGTGCTTATGCATTATTGAATACATCTTATCATGACTACAAACAGAAATTAAAAGAATTGTATGGAGAAGAAGCTCATCAAATTATTGTTGATTCCATTGCAAAAGAAAACTGTAAAGACGTATATTTGACTTCTGTAGGACTTTGCAGTTGTAGCACTTTGGATTTTGAAGAGCACAATCCCGAAGACGAGAGACTGTTTTACGATACATTTTCAAAAAGATATTTTGAAAGCACCGTGAACAGAGTTATTCAAGCGGAGTATCATCTGAATCGAAACTTTTGTTTGGGTGGTCATTTGTCGGTAAATGATTTTTATGAATTCTTAGGTTTGGAACCGCTTGAAGGTGGAGATGAACTTGGATGGTCTTGGGAAGATGGTTTGTATTGGATTGACTTTGCGCATCACAAAACTGTTCTTGATGATGGATTGGAAGTTTATATTATCGATATGGAATGGTTACCAACGACTGAATGGGACTGTGAATAAATACGCATAATTTGCAACTTGTTTAATGAAGAAAGGAGGAATTGCTTTATGAATAACAAGAAAATGACTGGTTTAAAGATTCTTGGATTCGCAACAACAATCGCTGGTGTAGTAGTATCAATGCTCACCTCATACGTTGACGCAGAGACAAGAAAAGAAGAAATCAGAGAAGAAGTTAGTAAGCAATTATCAGAAAGAGAAGAAGCTTAGGCGTAACAACCTAGGCTTTTACTTTTTGGGAGGCAAAAATGACAAGCAGAACAGCAGAGATTATCGTAAAAGATTATATTTCGGATATGCCAGAACCGAGATATCGCTTGAAGAAATCCTATATTTATCAGAGAAGTTATTCGATTTGGGCTGCGGAAGAAGTTCTGCGAACGATTCGAAGACGGAAAGACGTAACACCTATTGTTGCTGTAGAAGAATTTGTATATCGGATGGAATATTATTCCTGTAAACATCCGGAAGCAAGTTATATATTTTCTGTAGCATATGATATAGGTATGGATATTTTAGACATTTTACTGGCGGCAGAATAACAAGAAAAGGAGAAAAAGATATGAATACGAAAAGTATTTCAGCATTTTTCAAGAAAATTGAAACACAAATGGTAAAACATAGCCCAGAAATCTTAACGGGTATCGGTATTACCGGAATGATTACAGCAGGTGTAATGGCAGTAAAAGCTACACCAAAAGCCTTGGATTTATTATCCGAAATCCATGAAAAAGAGGCTGAATTGGAGTTGGATAAGAAGGAAGTAAGTAAGGAAATTGTCACAAAGGTTGCTCCGGTTTATATTCCTTCTGTATTGGTAACAGGAATGTCTGTAGCATGCTTAATTGGTGCTACATCCGTAAATAGTCGAAGAACCGCTGCTTTAGCAACAGCCTATTCTTTGTCTGAAAGTGCTTTAAAAGAGTACCAGGAAAAGGTAATTGAGACTTTTGGAGAAAAGAAAGAACGTGGAGTTCGTGATGCGATTGCTAAAGATAAAATTGACAGAAATCCTGTAAGTAACAGTGAGGTTTATATTACCAAAAAGGGTGATACATTATGTTACGACACTATTTCCGGAAGATATTTCAAGTCAGACATTGACAAGATTAAGAAAATCGAAAATGAGTTGAATCGTAAGCTCATTAGCGAGATGTATATTTCTTTAAATGAGTTCTATTATGAATTGGGATTGCAGTGTACGAAGAACGGCAACGATTTGGGATGGAACGTTGGAGATGGATTGATTAATATTCGCTTCAGTGCACAGATTGCTGAGGATGATACACCTTGTATTGTGCTGGACTATGACTATGCACCTAGATACGATTTCAGAAATCTGATGTAGGTTCGCAGATTTTGCAAACGGTATTATGAAGTAGATATACTTAAAAATTCTATAAAATTTCAATTGTAAAGGAGAAAAAATCATGGAAGTAATCGCAAACGCAAACACAGAAAATTTAGTAGAGGAAGTTGCAAAAACAACATCTAAGAGTTGCTGGAAGAAACTTGGGATTGCAGGAGGCATTATTGCACTTGTTGGTACAGTAGGCTATATCGCATATAAGAAGTTCAACGGTAACAAAGAAGAAGTTGACGAGACAGATTTCGATGCTGAAGATCTGGGAATGCTGGATGAGGATATTGCATCCGAAGAAAACTAAAAATTGAATATGGAAAACTGTATATGAACTTAAAGGAGAGTACCTAATTGCTGGTGCTTTCCTTTTTGTTTTTCTGAAAGGAGTAATTGTATGAGATATCGTTATGACGGTCCTGTAATGGAATTCGATAGATTAGTTGCCAGTAACTGGAAAGGAGAGACAATTGCTCCATCAGAGCAGAAGGCAAGAAATAATTTAGCTTATCAATATAAGAAAAGCAACAATCGTATTGCTGGAACAAAAGTAACTCTTCCTGGCAAGATTATGATGGTTGGCTGAAAGGAGAATACATGGAAGAATACAAGTCAAACTCGAATAAATCGAGAGAAAAAACTGACAAGCAACTTCCGAAAGAAGAACCAAAGGTTACAAAGGTTATTAGCGGAACTGCAAAGACAAAAAAGAAATCCGGAGTACAGAAATTTGCAGATGTATTTATCGCTGAAGATATTGCAAATGTAAAGAATTATATTTTAAACGATATCATTATTCCAACTGCAAAAAGAGCTTTATATGACTCTTTTACGGATGGATTAGACATGATATTAAACGGTGCTACCGGTCAAAGATATCGTGGTAGACGTGATGGTAGTAGATATTCTTATGATAAGGCATATTCACGTGCTAGTTATCAGAGGGATAGTCGAAATGAATCTTCTACCAGAACACGAAGCAGCGGATTTGATTACGATACTATTCTGTTCTCAAATCGTGGAGACGCAGAACGAGTATTGATGGAATTGGAGGAATTGATTTCTCAATACGGCATTGCTAGTGTTCAGGATTTATATTCTGCGGCTGATTTATCCTGTCCGTATACCTATAACAACTATGGTTGGACTGATTTAAGAAGTGCAGATGTTATCAGAGCAAGGGATGACGACGGTTATTATATTAAATTACCGAAAGCATTACCAATTAACAGATAAGGAGAATTAACATGTACGAATGTGACGACAAAATGGTAAGTCATCCGTCGCATTATCAGAGTGAAACAGGTCTCGAAGTAATTGATGTTATCGAGGCTTTTACTTTTGATTTGAAGGGTATCGAAGCTGTAGATACGGCTAACGTAATTAAATATATTTGTCGTTGGAAAGCTAAGAACGGAAAACAGGACTTACAGAAAGCAAAATGGTACTTAACTCATTTGATTGAGCATCTTGAAAAATTGGAAGGAGAAAATAGAAGATGAAAAAGAACGAACTCATGAATAAGGTAAGTGGCTCTGTTCATAAGATTGGATTTGAGCTGAAGAAACATAGCCCGGAAATCTTTATTGCTGTAGGGGTTGTAGGTACGGTAGCTAGTGCTGTTATGGCATGTAAAGCAACCACAAAATTGAATGATATTTTGGAGGAATCTAAGGAAGAACTCGATAAGATTCATGAAGCTCCTCAGAAAGAAGAATTGCAGGGTAAATATGATGAAGACATGATGCGTAAAGATTTAGCATTGGTGTACTTCCAGACAGGTGTTAAAGTTGCAAAGTTATATGCTCCGGCTGTTATCCTTGGAACTTTATCTCTTACAAGTATTGTGGCATCTAACAACATTCTCAGAAAGAGAAATGTGGCACTTGCAGCGGCATATGCAACTGTTGATAAAGGTTTCAAAGAATACCGTGAACGAGTAGTAGAACGCTATGGCGAGCAGGTAGACTACGAGTTAACCCATAACATCAAAACAAAAGAAATCACAGAAACTGTTGTCGATGAAAAAGGTAAGGAAAAACAGGTTAAGAAAACAGTAGAAGTTGCTGATCCGACAGTGACTAATGAATATGTTAAGTATTTCACACGCACCAATCCTTATTGGGATGATACGCCGGATTATGTTGAGATGTTCTTACGTGCACAGCAGAATTATGCAAATGACAGGCTTAAAATTGAGAAAGCTTTAACGCTCAACGATGTATATGATTCTTTGGGATTCCAGAAGACCAAAGCCGGTATGGTTGTTGGATGGGTTCTCAACGAGGATAACGAGGACGGCGATAACTATGTTGAGTTCCATGTTCGTAAGGTTTATATTCCGAATGAATATGGTGAAGAAGAATTAGCATATGCTATCGACTTCAATGTTGATGGAAACATTTACAACAAAATGTGAAGTTTCGATTTGAACTTACCGTTTTCGGGAAATATTGAGCGTGATATTATGGATTACCCTTGGTTCTTTATGTAGGAACTGAGGGTGTTTTCTTTTGAAAGGAGAAAAACAAAAAATGAAAGCATATAAAGGATTTAATAAGGATCTTACTTGTAGAAATTTTCAGTATGAAGAGGGAAAAGAATACGAAACATCCAGAGCAGAATGTTGTGAAACGGGATTTCATGCTTGTGAATATCCATTGGATGTTTTTAGTTACTATTCACCAAATAAAAGCGTGTTTCATGAGGTAGAGATTGATGGTTCTATTGATAAATCTAGTGATGGGGATAAAATTTGTGGAACTAAAATTCGAATTGGAGCTCGCTTAGATATCTCTGGACTTGTAAAAGCGGCTATCGATTTCACAATGGCTAGAATTAAGCCTGAAGCGGGCTCGTCCGAAGACTGCGGTGCTTCATCTGCAACAGGTACCTGCGGTGCTTCATCTGCAACAGGTTACAAGGGTGCTTCATCTGCAACAGGTTACAAGGGTGCTTCATCTGCAACAGGTGACTACGGTGCTTCATCTGCAACAGGTGACTACGGTGCTTCATCT